GCACAACAGAGACGTAGCCAAGCAGATGGTGGATAACGCACCTGATGGCTATGTGCTAGAAGTACGTCCTCCTAAACGCAGTTTAGATAGCAACAGGTACTACTGGGCGGTGTTGGGAGATATATCCGAGCAGATGGTTGTTGGTAAGGCTTACGAGCCAAGTATCTGGCACGAGTACCTACGGGCTTTGTTTCTGCCTGAACGGATGATTGAGTTGCCAGACGGAAGCATAAAGATGCTAGAGCCTAGTACGAGCGAGTTAAACCAAGCCTTGTTCTCGGAGTATGTGGAGAAGGTGGTGAAGTGGGCTTTGGAACATGATGTAAGATTTAGTGAAAATACGAGGGGGCTTAAATGAGGATAGATTATTCGTTGTTTGGACTACGGGAACCTGACTTTTTGGAAACCCCGTTGAGCTGGGAAGAAGTCTTGGTGTGGCTGCGAATTAAGGGGGAACAATGAATGAGTTGGCTCTTTTCGCAGGTGCTGGTGGAGGAATACTTGGGGGACATCTCCTCGGATGGAGAACCGTCTGTGCAGTTGAATGGGAGCCATACCCAGCAAGCGTACTGTGCGCCAGACAAAATGACGGATTTCTCCCGCCTTTCCCGGTTTGGGATGACGTACAAACCTTTGACGGAAAGCCGTGGCAAGGAATTGTTGATGTCATATCTGGCGGGTTTCCATGCCAGGACATATCAGCCGCAGGAAAGGGCGCAGGAATTGATGCAGAGCGTTCAGGAATGTGGCGAGAAATGGCACGCATCATTCACGAAGTACGACCCAGATTCGTCTTCGTGGAAAACTCACCAATGCTCACTTCTAGGGGACTTGGACGAGTTCTCGGAGACTTGGCCAAGATGGGGTTTGATGCGGAATGGGGGGTGTTGGGACATGACGACTTCGGCGGGCAACATAGGAGAGAACGAATCTGGATTGTTGCCTACACCAACAAAAAATCTTTTCAGTTATTGGTCGAGCGCCAAAGCAAAAGTATTAAACGATGGAAAACGAACCAGCGGGGTGAAAGTTGGGTCAATTTTATGGTGGGAGATGACGGAACAACACCTCCGACTTGGGGGGGGGGAGGACAAAACTTTGATTCCAGACCCATCATGCGGCGAAATAGTGATGGGGTGGCCGATGGGGTGGACAGAATTGCGGCCATTGGAAATGGACAAGTTCCGAGAGTGGCTGCGGCTGCATGGGAAATCTTGAGTGACCAAAGATGAAAAAAACCATCTCTCTAAAGTTGCAGCCCTCGGATGCGTGGTCTGCCGAAGAATTGGGTACTCTGATAGCCCGTCTGAAATTCATCATCTGCGGGCCGGTCAAGGATGGGGCAGGTCTTCGCACTACCTTGCAATACCACTATGCCCAGAACACCACAGAGGTAAAACTGGAGTTCACGGACTCGGAACCAAAGGCTTCCCAAAGCACTACGGATTTACCGAACAGGAATTATTAGAGGATGTATACCGTCTTTTGGGCAAAACTTTACCGGTAGGGAATAAATGAAAGCAATAGCGATAGCAACAACTAAGGGGGCTTGCCTACCCGTCCTAGCGGCCTCCATAACCTTCTATGTCCCACAAGACGTGACCGTGTTCCTAGCGGGTAGCGAGATTATTCTCCCCCGCCACAGGACGATAAACCTTCCCAACGACGCAGATAACTTTGGGGACGCTTACAACGCCGTGGTCAAACGGGCGTTCGAGGAGTTCGACGAGGTTGTGGTCTGTAACGACGATATTGTGTTCAACCCTACCACCTGGAAGTTGCTTGGAGAGGACGTTGCGTTTCTGCGAGACAAAAGCATCCCCCTCGGCTGGGTAGCCGCTAGGTCTGATTATGCCCGAGGATTGCAGAACATTCGTCTTGGTCAGGGAAAAATGGAGTGGTTCAGGTACGAGACCGAGAAACTTATTAACATCACCGATGTTATAGCCCCAATTTGTAGTTACATATCGAAAGAGGCGTTTGTGGACTTCCCACCCTTGACCTGGTACTCAGACGATGTGAACTGCTTGGACATCCAGAAGAAGGGTTTCCAGCACGCCATCAGCAGGGCTTACGTCCACCACGTCGGTTCTCAGACTTGTGGACGGAACGCACAGGAGCTTATACAATGTGCAAAACCTTGGATTAAGGAAAATAGGCCGGAGTTATACGAACTATGGTTCAAAGGACATGATTAGCGAAGACCGTCTCAAAAACTGGGGTTGGTGGTGTGCATACGGGCCTTTAGGCCCAGAGGTTCGTACCCGCGCAGCCAGCGCAGAGGGCAATTTTCAGTCCGAGGATGTGTTCGATGGGGAGGAGCCTAGACTTGAACCAGACATGGTTGACGGGCAGATGGTAGAAGACGCAGTAAGGGTTTTACCTGATATAAGCCGCAGGGTTTTGAAGGCAAGGTATATACAGTACCCGTACAACCTGAGCCACAATGTAGCCCAGAGATTACGGATGAGTACGGATAGGTTAGAGGCAGAATTACACATAGCCAAGAGGAGGCTGCATGACCGATTACAAAGAAATAGTCCAAGGTTCGCAGGAATGGTTACAGGCGAGGCTGGGGTTTTGCACGGCAAGTAAGGTTAGCGATGCCCTAGCGGGCAAGGATACCGAGACCCGTAAGAACTACCTTTGGCAACTTGTAGCGGAAAGACTTACCAAGACCCAACAGGCGGGTTTTGCGCCCAACGCGGCCATGATTAGGGGAACCGAACAGGAACCCATCGCTAGAGCCGCATACGAGGCTCACACGGGCGTTTTCGTAGACCAAGTAGGGTTTATCCCGCACCCGACAATACAATGGCTAGGAGCCTCTCCTGACGGCTTGGTGGGGCATGAGGGCCTGGTAGAACTGAAAAATCCAAATTCGGCCACGCACCTGCAATACAGGAAGGCTGGCAAGGTTCCGACCAAGTACAAAAACCAGATGATGCTCCAACTTGCTTGCACGGGTAGGAAGTGGTGCGACTTTGTGAGCTTTGACTCCCGACTGCCGACAAGCAAGATGCTGTTCATCGTGCGGTTCGAGCCGGAACAAAAGGAGATAGACGAGATGCTAGACAAGATTCAGGTGTTCTTATCAGAAGTGGAGGCCGAATGTGACGATTGACGACCTGGCGGTAGAGGCGGGATTGTTCTTAAAGGAGGGGGAGTTGTTGTTTAACTTCCACGAAGACTCTCGTACCCAGTTGCAGAGGTTTGCGGAAATCGTGCGCGAGGAGGAGATGTTGCGGTGCGCGAGGATGGCAGAGGATTGGGGATTTAAGAGCTTAGCCCAGGAGATGAGGGGTTGAGCCAGCAGGTGATGATAGAAGCCCTGTACCAAGAGATTATTGGGGTTCTGGGCAAGTTTGACGAGGCACTCCCTTTAGCCTCTGTTGTGGGTGTTTTAGAGGTAATCAAGTTTCAGCTTTTGAATAACACGGAGGAAGACGAATGAGAGACGGACTTATAGCTGCACACTTGTACGCGCAGGACGCGGCGTTTTTCGTGCTATGTATGCTTGGCGTTATTATCTTCGCGGGGTGGACAGAGTGGCGGCGTGGCTAATAGCCGGTATCGGTGTTGTATACCTTGTGGTAGCGGTGCAGTTGCTACTAGAGGGTAAGGTAGGTCTAGGCGTGGCATTTTGTGGGTACGCATTAGGCAACGTGGGTCTTTATTTAGCAGCCAAATAGGAGAAGCAAATGGAATACGACAACAGTAATTCGGGAGTTTTATTTAAGAACGAGTCGGACAACGAGAAGGCTCCGGCGTACAAAGGCAAGTTAAACGTGGACGGGACTGAGTACCAGCTAGCCGCGTGGATTAAGACAGGCAAGTCTGGGCAGAAGTTTATGAGCCTCAAGGTGGAACTGCCGAAACCAAAGGCAGAGCCTAAGCAGCAAGCCTTAGAGGACGACATCCCATTCTAAGCCAGCAACAACTAAAAGCCCTGTTTGATTACAGGCGCGGACGACTTGTGTGGAAGCCTCGACCCATTGAGGCTTTCGCCAAGTATTCTGCCTACGTCATGTGGAACCGCAGGTACGCAAATAGGGTAGCCGGTCATATAACCCCTCGCGGTTATCGCAAAATTGCTATATTCAAGAAGCCTTACTTTGCCCACAGGATTGTCTGGGCTTATCACTATGGCTACTGGCCGGAGCAAATTGACCACATAAACTGCAAGTTTGCCGACAATAGGTTAAGCAATCTCAGGGTAGCCACGCAGATGGAGAACAGGTGGAACTCCAAGCGCAGAGAGAAAACCAAGTCCAATATAAAGGGGGTCTACAAGAGGAAGGAAAAGTTTTACGAGGCGCACATAATGGCCAACTATA